TCGCGGGCCGCGCCGGTGAACGACATGCTGATGTTCGGACCCACGATGGCGGCCCGCACACTGAGGAAGCTGTAAACGCCAACGCCTCGTCCGGCCATGGTGCTGGTCTCCTTGCTCTACTTGGCTGGGCTCGCGCCTCAGCGATTGACGAGGACGGCGCAGTCCACGGAGTGGATGGCTCCGGCCAGCTTGACCGCGCCCTGGATGGGCATCGCCTTGCGGGCATCCCGGTTGGCCTGAGACTGGTTGGCGTAGCTGTCGGAGTAGAAGTAGTACCCCGTGGTCAGGGTGTCGCCCTGCGCCAGCACGCCGAACCCCGCCGCGTTCCACACGCCCGGCGCCACCAGCCCGTTGGTGACGGCCGCCTGCACCGACGCGTTGCACTGGCCGAGCAGCAGGTGCTGACCGTCGTCGGTCTGGGGGATCTTGGTGGGCGAGGTGTAGAGCAGGTTGAAGAGGTCCGTCTGCAGCCGGTTCTGCAGCCAGTCGGCCCCGTGCCGCTCGTCGAAGAAGTACCCGTTCGCCATCACGCCCTGCTCGATGATGGCGGTGTCGTTGGCGTAGGCCACGAACACGTTGCAGTTCTTGCTCTCAAGCGTGTTGGCCTGGTCCGACGTCAGGTACTCGGCCGTTACTCCGGGCTCCTGCTTGAACTTCAGGGTCAGGGTGGTGTTGGAGCCGTCGAAGTTGACCGTGAACGCGCGCCCGAACATGCTCGCCACCGCGTAGGGCGACGAGGACGAGTACTGGGTGAACGTACGGCTGAACCCGAGCGACTGCAGCACCGAGCAGAGGTCGTCGGACCGCGTGCTGTCGAACACGTCCGTGTTCTGCGTCGTGATGCCGTAGATGCGCGACTGCGTGGCGCCCTCGATGTAGGCGGCGGCGTTGATGTGGTCGCCGTCGGCGGGCGGCACGGTGGTGGCCACCATGGTGCCGTACCACAGCCCCGACATGTTGTCCAGGATCTTGACCGCCTGCGTCAGCGACTCCGGTGCGACGCCGGGGACGGGCTGCGAGGCGTTGCTGCCGGTGGACGTGGGCGAGAAGCTCAGGCCCATCAGGACCGAGATGTCGGTGCCGGCGCCACCGACCAGCGTCGGGTTGAGCACCGTGCCGTTGAGCGCCGGCGAGCTGGACGCCGCCACCGTGAGGGCGTTGCCCGCCGTGCCCGCGGCGTCGGCCCAGAGGTAGAGCTGGGTGGGAGTGGCGTACGCCGAGAACTTCGAGATCTGCGGGTCGACCGACGTGTTGATGGCCTGGGCCAGCACCGTCAGGGTCGCGGCCAGAGTGGCGCCCAGCAGCACCTGGTTGCCGGTGGGAGCCGACGCCACCAGCGTCAGGGCGCTGCCGTTCAGCGTCAGCGAGGAGCCCGCCGCCGGGTTGGCGGTGAACGCCACCGAGTCTGTGCCGGTCGGGGCCTGGACGTAGCTCACAGAGCTGGTGGCCCCGGTCGTGCCCGAGATGACGTCGAAGCGCTGGTTAATGGCGCCCCAGATGACCTGCGCGCCAGCGGCACCCGCGGCCTGCAGCGCCGTCTGCACGATGTAGGCCACCCCGTTGAGGTTGTTGGCCGCGGCAAAGTTGAGCCCCGTCAGGGCGTACGGCACCCCATCCACCAGTACGAACATGGCGCCGTTGGTGATCAGTCTGAAGGCCGCGATCTGCTGCTGGAGTGGGGTGAGGATGGCGCCGTGCAGCAGCCCCGCCGACGCCGTCTGGGCCCAGCGTCCGACGTAGCACATCTGCGGCTGCGGCACCTGCGAGTAGAACAGATCGGCAGCAGCGTAGGTGGGCGAGTTGACGCCGAACGCCGACGCCACCGCGTCGAGTCCGTCGTACTCGCGGATGCGCTGGTTGACGTCGATCACCGACTCCGAGCTGATGATCAGGAGCGCGCCGAAGTTGCGGTACACCGCCGACTTCGGCGAGAGGTTCACCGTGACGTTGACGACGCGAGAGACGGGGAGACCGGTGGCCATCTTGGAGCTATCCTACGTCGATTGGAACGATGTCGATGTTGCCGGCGCCGAACGGCCCCTCCGCCACGACGGCGCCGTCCAGCTTGCGCACGTTGCGCACGTCGTAGGTGCGGGCCACGCGGCGGCGGACCTGGAAGTCGAGGTCGAAGCGTCGCAGGTTCTCTGTCGCGACGAGGAACGAGGCGTTGCGGTACGGTCCGCACCGCACGAACGCGATACCCACCCGCTGCAGCGCGTACCGGTTGGGCTCGACGCCGAACCCGTCCTGCAGCAGTGCGGCGTAGCCCTCCGCCCGGGGCCCGTAGAACGAGACCGTGACGGTGTGCTCCTCACAGCGATACTCGGTCGAGGAGCCCTCGCCGCGGCCGTCGTGCACCGTGCTGGAGAACACGTCACGGTCGGTCGCGGTCACGCCCAGCGCGCACCAGTCTACCGTAACGGCGGGCTGGGGCGGCGGGTCGGGCTGCCAGCGCGGCCTGACCAGCTGCGGAGCCAGCCCCGTGATGCCCACCACGGTCTCAGTCAGCACGTCGTCCAGCGCGTCGTCGTAGGGCGGCGGCGGGGACGTTGGCGTGAGGAACGTGTTGGGCAGCGCGACCATCAGCTCACCGTGTCGAGCGCGGCGAGAGCGCGCACGTAGCCCGGCCCGGCGAACCAAGGCTCGGTCTGCATAACCGTATAGCGGCGCCCTGCGTATAGGACAACGTCGGCGAGCGTTCCGCCCCCGTTATCTGGGTCGGCCTGCTCGACTGTGAAGTCGAGCTTGGAGAAGATGACGATGCCACCCGAGTAACGCGAGAGATCTGCGAGACGCTGGAGGTCGCGCGTGTTCGCGGGCTGCACGGAGCCCGTGCGGTCGACCGGCGACGCGGCCGTCTTGACCAGGCGCCCGCCGACCATGACGTAGCTGTAGCTGATCACCTGGAACGCCATGACGAAGTCAGGGTCGTCCAGGTTGTCGGTGACGTCGAGCCCCGCGTACTCGCCGACCACAGGGCTCAGGTCCCGGTGTCGGGGCCGACCGTGGGCTTGGCGGCGGCCGAGATCTCGGGCGTCGAGGTCGGCGAGCCCGCCTTGCGCGGATCGTCGCCGACGGGGTCGGCCACGCCCGCGGCGCCGGGCGGCGCGTAGGGTACCTCGCCGGCCGGACGCGGCGCGTCCGTAGTGGTCACCCCGGCGTCGGCGCCACCCGGCGCCATTACGGGCTCCGCCGCGACGGCCGAGACGTCCGGCGGCCCGGGCGGCAGCCCAAAGGCGGAGCGCTCGGCATCGGTCATCTCGCTGGCGGGCTTGATGCCGTATCGCGTGGCCGCCGGATCGTTGACGACTTCCAGCGGCAGCGTGCGGAGCCCCCGCACCACCACGGCGGCCGGCGCGTTGTCCAGCTTGACGTGACCCGTGCGGGGGACGTAGTAGAGCGGATCGACTGCGATGTTCATCTGTCCCTCACGACGTACGTGACTGAGTTGCGGAGCTGCCCGGTGTCCTGCAGCGTCTTGACCAGAGCGTTCTCGCCGAGATCCTCGAGCACCGCCTGCGGCGTACCCTCGGCGAGCAGCTTCAGGTACTGCTTAGCGCCCTTGCGTCCGCGGCGCTTGACGTCCTTCGCGACGCCGCGCCGCGCCCGAGCCTCGATGGTACCGAGAGCCAGAGGCGGGGGTACGTTGGAGTCGATACGGTCGCGCACGGCGCGGGCCCCGACCGTACCGACGTGCTCGAGGCAGCGGCGTGGCGCAGCGGCGTCCCCGCTGATGGCAAGGTCGAGGCCCCGACGCATCAGCGTGGCGATCTCATCCTGCGCGGCGGCGACGCCCGGCATCAGGAACGGCCGCGCCGGAACGTTCTTCTCCGGCAGGCCGTACTCCATGGCGTAGCCGATCACCGCGTTGGTGGGCGGGGTCTTCTGTCCGGCCTCGGCCTTGCGTGCCGGTGCGTCGCCCGGTATGCCGACATAGACGCGCGCCCGCGTGAGCTCCGCGACGGCTGTCCGGATCCTGCCGATGTTGTCGCGGACCAGCGTGACGGCCAAGGCGTGCGCTCCTAGAACTGGATGGGGCCGGCGACGATGCTCTCGCGCAGCGTTAAGTATTGCCGACCGTACTGAGTCGTGTTAAAGGCGCCGCCCCCGTCCGTGGACCCCATGTTGACGTCCACCGACTTGCTCATGCCCCCTACCGACCGCGACGTCACCAGGCCCTGGACCTGCATGGACGCCGTAGTGCCCACCGGGTTGCCCTGCGCGTCGGTGACCACCGCACCGTTGGCCGCCAGGTAGTGGGCCGCGTAGTATACGATGCCGTACGTCAGGCGCGCACCCCAGTAAAGCGGGTTCAGGCTGTCGGCCGCCAGGTCCAGGTTGAACTGGACCGTGACGTCGGGATACTTGGTAGCGTCTGAGAACGCCGGCAGTATCGCCCTGAACTGCGCGACCGTGACGGGCGACGCCACGCGTCAGGCGCCCCGGCCGCCCTTGCCGCCAGCCTTGGGGGCGGCGTCGGGGCCGCCCTCGGCCGGCGCCGCGGCGGTCCGCTCGGCCGTCTCGGCCCGGACCTGGAGCGCGGCGTTGTCGGCCTCGAGCTCGCCGACGCGCTTGCGCAGCGCCGCGATCTGACCCTGCGCGTCGGAGACGCCGGTCTCGGCGCCCTCGGCGCGGGCCTTGAGGGCGGTGTGCTCCAGCGCGACGCGGTCCGCCGCCTCGCGGGCGGCCTGGAGCGCGGCGTCCTGCTCCTCGATGCGGGCCATCAGCCTACGGCGCTCGGCGTCGTCGTTGGCGGCACCCGCGCCGCCCGAGAACGGCACCTTGCCGTCCTTGGAGAGGTGCGGCTTGACGTACCAGTGATCCGCGACCTCGGGCTCCACGTCCTCGTGGATGCCGGCCGCGAAGTGCCGCCGCTCGCCGCGCTCGTTGGTGAGCACGAAGGGGTGCGCCACCACGATGGTGCACCGCGCCGGGGCGCTCTCGGGGGCCTCTTTGCCCTGCTCGACCTGGTCC